GCCACAGGTGTTAAAGAGCAGTCCGAAATGAGAGGGTCGCCAGAGTTGGCTCTGCTCCCACGTAACCCTTCTTTACCTGGATCAATGTCATGAGTGAAGTTGCGTACGATCTGTTTTTGCCAGAAGTTATGCAGTTTGTAAAAGACGTGCCAGAAGTCGTGGCGCTCAACGCAATCCGCAATTCTTGTATTGAGTTTTGTCAGGAAACCAGGTATATCCAAGAAAACCTTGACCCTATAGCGGGTATTTCTGGGGTTGCAGTGTACGAGCTTGAGCCGGACGGCAATTACAAAATTGCAGACATTGTCGAAGCTTGGTACGGAGATGTCTTTTTGGTTCCACGAGCCATTGAGCAGTTGACGCAGATTTACCGAACAACCAATTGGAATACGTTGGCGGGGAACCCCTACTATTATTTCAGACCATCTTCACAAGAAGTGCAGTTGGTTCCGTATCCTCAAGTCACGCAAGCCAACCAAATTAAGTTGCGGATTGCCCTCAAACCAACTCGCTCATCTACAACGATCCGAGAAGAAATATACGAACGATTCCTTGAGGATATTGCGTATGGGGCAAGGGCGCGTTTGTACAATACCCCAAACCAGCCATACTACGACCTCAGAACATCTCTTGACTACTTGAAGAGATTTAACGACGTGATGGCGGATGTGCGCACGCAAGTGAACAAAGGTTTGACCCGTGCGTCTGTTGCGATTGAATTCCAGAGGCTTGTATGACTGACAAAATTAAACTGGTCACGAATGACACGCGTCCTGCACTGGTGTGTAATATCACAGATAGCACTACTGGGGCCGCAATTTCTATTACTGGTGCAACTGCTGTATTAAAGTTTCGCGCAATTGGGTCATCTACGTTGCAGGCCACGGTTGTAGGGTCTATTACAGACGGGCCAAACGGACAAGTCACTTTTTACCCAGCCTCGGCCCCTGTGATGCTGCAAGGCGAAGCCGGAGACTACGAAGGTGAAATTGAAATCACGTTCTCCGACGGGCAAATTCAAACTGTGTATGACCCACTGAAGTTTAAGCTACGCAAAGATTTCTGATGGCGTACATCTCATTACGCGCCAGCGTCACTTATGTAGTACCAGTGTCTGAAGTCGACTACATTTTGTTGTCGTCTTTAGCGCGCATGGACACAAGCGGGTTGTTTAGGTTTAATTCTGAAACAATTGGGATCGCCGATAGTTCGGTCTTGGCGTTTTCTCAACTTTTTACTGATTCCTCGACTATTGCAGACATTTCTGCGTTGTCGTTTGTTCCCGCTACAAAAACTGATTCTGTTACGTCGTCCGATAGTAGCGTAATAACTCCACAACTTGAAAAGACAGAAACTATTTCTGTTGCAGACATAAATGCCTTAGCGTTTATTCTTGAAACTGTTACTGAAAGCCTAGCAGCAAGTGATTCCTCGGCTTTAGATTTTCAAATGCCAGTTGCTGAAACAATTTCTTTTAGCGATAGCGCTTTGGTAGTGCTAATTTTCCTTCGTGATCTTTTTGACACAGCAACGGCGTCAGACACATCGACCTTGTCTTTTACCCCGGACACCAAAGTTGAAACTGTTACTTCCGGGGACTCAAGTTCTTACGCGTTTGATCAGTTTCTGACTGAAGCGTTTGCAATGAACGACCTTGCCGACGTTGGTGATGGTATTTCTTTTGACTTTATTGACTTTACAGCCAATGTTGTTATGATTACGGAAGCGGCAACCATTGGGTTTGACACTTCTGCAACAGATTCTTTTTCACTGTCGGACGCAGGAGTGGGGTCAATACAAGATTATTGTGACATCACATATTTTGCTGAAGACTACGTGGGAATTCAGTTCACTTTTTAACAGGAGAAGGTCATGTTGAACGATAAACTTACAGTCACTGGCAACGTCTTCGTCAAAGTTTTTGACGCACAAGGCAATGTCAAAGACTCTCGTGAATTTAAAAATTTGGTTGTTACCGCAGGCAAGACCTTTATTGCGTCTTCAATGCTCAAAACGACCAATTCGCCAGCAGCCATGACGCACATGGGACTGGGGACGGGTACTACCGCAGCAGCGGTTGGTAATACCGCGCTGGAAACCCCGATTTCAGGTTCACGGGTAACTTTTTCGTCAGCGACTTCGTCTACCAACGTTGTTACTTACGTAGCCAGTTTCCCAGCTGGTACTGGTACTGGCGCTGTTACCGAAGCCGGTATCTTCAACGACCCAACAACTGGAACCATGTTGTGCCGTACGGTGTTCGCAGTTGTCAACAAAGGCGCAAATGACGCCATGAGCATCACCTGGCAAATCACCGTCTCCTAATTGGGGTGTCTAGATGTCAACAATTGTTACTCGTGCAGGTAAAGGCTCGCCGTTAACCAATACGGAAGTCGATGCCAACTTTGTAAACCTAAACACTGATAAGTTGCAGGCTGGCGGAGCATTGGGGACACCTGTGTCTGCGACACTGACCAACGCTACGGGGTTGCCCCTTTCTACTGGTGTTACTGGCACTTTGCCTGTTGGCAACGGCGGTACAGGGCTTACAACTGCAACTGGCGTCTTGGTTGGCGCAGGTTCTACAGTTTCTACGGTAGCTGCGGGCACAGTGGGTAACTTGTTGACTTCAGACGGCACGACCTGGACTTCTGCTGCGGCTCCAGCCGGTATGATTTACCCCGGTTCGGGCATCCCAAATTCCACAGGAACAGCGTGGGGTACTTCATATAGCACAACTGGCTCCGGCACTGTGGTTGCTTTGGCAACGTCGCCAAGCTTTACAACCCCCGTTCTTGGGACGCCGACTTCGGGCGATTTCAGCACGGGTACGTTCACTTGGCCTACCTTTAACCAGAACACAACTGGTTCCGCTGCTTCGGCTACCAACGCAACTCTGGCGACGTTGGCCACTACGGCTACGCTGGCCACTACGGCTACGCTGGCAACTACGGCTACGCTGGCCACAACTGCAACCACAGCAAATGCCACCGCAGCGGCTTTGACGGCGGGGACGTACATCACAAGCGGAGGTACTTTCAACGGGTCAACTGCTCGCACGTTTGCAGTGGACGCAACCACTACCAACACAGCCAGCAAAGTTGTGGCGCGGGATGCCTCGGGTAACTTTAGCGCGGGGACAATCACTGCGACTTTGAGCGGTGCGGCTTCTTCGGCTACTAACGCAACTTTTGCTTCGTCTGCCACTAACGCGACCTTTGCTTCGTCTGCCACCAATGCAAGTGCAGCTACCAACGCCGGGTACGCTACAAACTCAGGCTACGCCACCAATGCTGGTAGGGCGTACCCTAACCGATCTGACGGTACAGCGATTAATATCCTTTGGAGTGGCCAAGGTGGTCAACCTAACTGGCTTTTGGGTGGCAATGACGGCGTTAATTTTTACGTCTATAACCCTAGTAATTTTTCTGTTTCTCAGGCAAGTTATGCAGGTTCAGCAGGTTCAGCAGGTTCAGCTACCAACGCAGGTTACGCTACCAACGCAGGTTACGCTACCTACGCAGGTTCAGCGGGTTCTGCTCCAGCTTACACCACGTTCAACAGCGTGGGCAGCATATCTGTTTTGGCGTCAGGCGCTGGCATTCCCAACGGAACGGTTGGTGGAACCACCGCTTCAGGCTGTGTTTACTACTACTACAACTCGCCTACCACAGCCGCGCTATCTGGAACCTGGAGATTTTTGGGGAACACATACAGCGTTGCGGGCGTTGCAATCAGAATATCTTAAAGGAATGACATGGCTACATTTACGTTAGAGTTTGTAACTGATCCTGTTTATCACAATGTTGAGGAAACACACATTGAGTGCCGAGTTAAGTGGGAAGAGATACCCGAAGTTCTCCCGTTTAGCGCCAATGCTTGGGATCCAGAACCCCACGGTCAGAAGTTGTATGCAGAGTTAAAAGCGGGCGTACATGGGCCAGTAGCGCCGTTTGTTTTTGATCCTGTCAGGGCATCCGCAGAAATAAGAAGCATGAGGGATTATTTAATTGCTCAGACTGATTGGACACAATCGCCAGATGTGCCCACTGCTACAAAAGAAAAATGGGTAGCGTACCGGCAAGCACTTAGAGACATTACGCAGCAATCTACGTTTCCAACAACGGTCACTTGGCCAGCTGTGCCGTTTTAAGGAAAACAAATGAATGCTTCCTTGATGGGCCGTTTAATTGCTGTTTTGTTTTTGAGCCGAGAAATTACTCATCGTGAACATTTGCGGACTACCAGTTATGCAAAACACATAGCACTAAACGAGTTTTACGACGGCATCATTGAAATTGCTGACAGCATTGCAGAAGCCTACCAAGGAAGATACGGAATCATTGACATCATCCCCATGCTGGACGCACCTGCCCCAGGAGAAATTGCGGATGTACTTGAAGGGCAATTAGCCCTGGTTGAGCAACTACGTTACACTTCTGTTGACAAGCAACAGACCGCAATTCAAAACTTAATTGACGAGGCAGTTGCCTTGTATTTAAGCACTTTGTACAAATTGCGCACGTTCAAATAAGGACATTCTGTTATGCCAGTACTTTTTACAAATAACGCAACTGCGCCGCTTGCTTCGTCAATTTCTTCTTCGGCTACCACTATTGTGGTGACTACTGGTCAGGGAGCGTTGTTTCCTGCATTGTCAGGGTCTGATTATTTTTACGCCACACTGACAAACTCCAGTAACCAGCTTGAAATTGTTAAAGTAACTGCGCGGTCGTCAGATAGCATGACTGTAGTACGGGGGCAAGAAGGTTCTACTGCTCTAGCTTATTCCGCAGCCGATAAAATTGAAATTCGTGTAACTGCTGCTGGGCTGACCAATATGGTTCAGCTGGACGGGGCACAAACTATAACCGGAGTAAAGAATTTTGCGACGACCCCTACTTTTAGCGGTGGGGCGTTAGCAGTATCCGGTGGCGGAACTGGGGCTACTACAGCTTCTGGAGCTAGGACAAGCCTGGGCTTAGTAATTGGTACAGACATGCCTTCTCCTACGGGTACGGGAGCATCGGGGTCTTGGAGCATTAACGTCACGGGTAGCGCAGGCAGCGCCACAAACGCAACCTTAGCCACTTTGGCCACTACCGCCACTTTGGCCACCACGGCCACTTTGGCCACGCTTGCTACTCTAGCCACCAATGCCACAACCGCTGGTTCCGTCTCTGGGGGGCTGCTGTACAGACAAGCGGCAAACAGTTCATTTACTTGCCCTTCTAATACGTGGACAACTGTTTCTGGGGCTACATGTACAACAGGCACCTCTTACTTGATAGGCATTTCTTGGAACGTTACATCCCCAGCAAATTCTTCTTTTTATGGTACTTGTGTATTCTCTGGTAACACGTTAGCTGGAAACGGGTCACCAACAACAACTACTTGGAACGTTAATGGGCGAGGTTCCCAGCAGGAAACTGTGCTTTTGAGATTCTCAAGTACGGGAGTGCTTGAAGTGTATTGGTATCCCGGTAGCGTTACCACCGTTACCATGTCCTACACTTTATATTCTCTCGGGGCATAAACAGCAGGAGTAAAAAATTGATCCGCTTACCCTCTTGGCAATGGCGAATGGTTGCGTTGCAGCCATCAGAAAAGGGTGTGAACTTTACAAAGAGGTAAAGGGGACTGTTGCTTCTGCCCAAAAAGCCGCAAAAGAAGTACAGGCAATTGCAGAAGAAGTCGGAGGTTTCTTCGGGTTCTTCAAAAAGAAAAAGCCTCAAGCAGCCGCTCCTGTTGCTGCGCCTAAGCCAAAAAAGGCTGAACCAGAGGTCTGGGATGAAGGTCGGGTAGTGGCTGATTTGGCGGCAAATCTGTCTCAGTTCTTCAAAGTTCAGCAACAACTTGCTGACCATATCAGAGAAGAAGAAGAAAAGTCCAAGACTGTTTATGACCCCAATCAAAACATCATGGAGTCAGCGCTAAACAGAGAGT